TAAGATAGCCAGTGTTGTACCGACGGGTGCTTGAGCAGACATGTCTGAAACTTTTAAATCAGCTGCTGAAGCAAAACGTCTGCCTTCTTCAATAATCTGATTCATTAACATATTAAGAACTTGTGAAGGCTCTTTATAAGGTAAGGGTAAAATGTTATCCCTAATTGTTCCTGATGGCACATCAACATCTCTAAACTCTGCCGGTGAAATTGGTGTATCATCACCTTTAATTCTTAAACCTCGAGTTTTAAATCCGCCTGGAAGATTAGATAATGTCCCTGCGTCAACTAGCTGCCTTAATATCATGGTGCCTGATTTTGCAAATGCACCAATCAAATGAATCAAACCAAAACAATAAAAACCAAATCCTGGCACATAACCATAATGCACAAAGTGTTGACGTTTTTGTTTGGTGTCATCATCGGGGTTCCAGTTACGTCTAATAGATAAAATAGTTGATGTAGATTTTTCAATAGTAACTACATAAGGTAATGCAATACCTGTAGGTTTACCATCATCTTCATCTTCATATCCTTCTAAATCAAGGTCAACATGCATTTCTAATAGTTTCCAACGACTATCTGTTGTTGCGCTGAATCCCATCTTCTCTGCAATTTTTTTCTCAACTTCATCTAAGTCATAAGTAGGTTCGCCTAAATCAATATCTTTATAAAACCCTGCGACTTGTAGTTTGCGTAATTCGTTTTGTGTCTTACGCATAACATGAGTGACACGCTCTGCGGATTCCAAGTCTGAAGCACCGTATGGCACTACGATGTCTTCAGCTGGAACGTACATAGAGATTTGTCGCTCTAAACTTGGATCATAATAAACTTTCTTAAATGCATTACCTGCTAAACCTAAACCCCATAACATTCTTTCATGTTCAGGTCTATACTCAACCATACGTTCAGTAAGTTGATAGTTCATATTTTCTTGTACACGAGCAGACGCTTCTTGATTTTCTTTTGTTTCTTTACCGATAATTTTAGTTTTAACAGGACCGGATGCTGGGAAAGTTTCAGTCATTGTCTCTGCTTGGAATTTGACAAGAGCTTCTGTCATTAATGGATGGTATACATTGCACGCACCTTCCCACGGTTCAGATCTGTCTTCTAATTTAAGACCTAATAATTCTAGACCATCAACATAAGTATCTAACCAATCTTTACGAGAACTTAAGTCGCCTTCATAATCCTCTATTAATTCACTTGCTAAATTTTCAAGGAGGGACTCATCCATCTCTTCAGCTAAGTTAGCATTGAATTCATCATCTTCCATACGGTCTGGGTCAATTTCAATTTCCATACCACCAGCTCGAATAGTGACTTCTTCTGGGTCTTCTATTTCAATTTCTAAATCAGGCTCCATACTAGCTAACTCTTCCATTCCAACCGGAGCAGCATACAGTCCTTTATCTATATTATTATCTTGTGCCATAATGTTTTCCTATAATGCGTACAGTCTTTTTTGTCCTGAACTTTTAAAATATTGAATATCATCTTCTTCATCAGAAGGTAATCTAATGAATCCGCCTTGTCTAAATCTAATTAATGCTAGTGTGGTTGCGTCAACTAAGTCGTCATTTGCACCTGATGGAAAGTCATTACATTCTTCAATAACTTCACGTGCCCATCTATGGTCTGGTGCCCATACAATTCCCGAACTGAATAAATCAGATACTGCATTGACTCGACTAATTTTATCTTGTCCTTTACCAGGTGTAAATTCTCCTACGGGTATACCCATCCTTCTAAACTCTTGATAAAGTGCAGCCCCATTAGATTTTTTCTCTACAATAAATGCATCGGGTTCCCAATCTTTATATTCTTCTATGCAAAGTTGCTTTAACTCTGGGAATTCTAATCTGCGTTTTATTGCATTAAGTAGTATTATATTATAATTATCTGTTTCTTCGTTAAGAAATACGCCCCACGTAGTTAATGCATTGTAGTCTGCGCGATTATTGGCTTCCTGAGCAGCGTCTAACGTCATTATAATAAACTCACAAGTAGGTGGATTCTCTTCTTCCCATATATTCCACCATTCTCTTTTTATTAAAGCGCCTTCCTCGGATACAGGGTTTTGCATATACTGAGCATTCCAGTAGCGTATGTCAATCGCTGCGCGTCGAGATTGTAATTCTTTTATATCCCAAAACTCAGGCCATAATGATACTTCTTCTCCATTTTTCTCTAAAATCGCTGGAAATTCAACAACTTCCCAGTCATCTACGTCTTCATTTTTTACCATTTGATTAACAATTTGACCAGTTAAATCAAGTTTAGACCACCGAGTCATCACAACTATAATCGCTCCGCCCGGCATAAGTCGTTGTAAAGGACCAGATTGGAACCACTCCCAAGCTGGTAGAAACACGTCTGCTTTTCCAAGTTTGGCGTCTTGCTCTGAATGGGGGTCATCAATAATAAACAAGTCAGCACCACGACCGGCGAGAGCGCCACCGACACCAATAGCAAAGTATTCCCCATTATAGTTTGTACCCCAGCGAGAAGCAGATTTACTATCGGCTTGCAGCTCAACTTTAGGGAAAATATCTTTGTACGCGTCGGAGCCCACCAAGTTTCTAACACGTCGACCAAAATTAACAGCCAAATCAGCAGTGTGTGAAGCCATAATAACTTTTTTTGCTGGGTGTTTGCCCAAAAACCAAGCAGGAGCGAGGTAAGAGATAAGCTCCGACTTCCCGTGTCGCGGAGCAATATTAACAATAACTCTTTTTCTTTTGCCTTCTGCAATTTCTTCAAATAATTTAGCCAATTTCGCATGGTGTGCCCCTACTTTATAGTCAGGATAGACATGTTTAATAAATTCAAGAAAAGTTTTACCCCCTGCTTCCTTAACAAGCTCTGCTTTGTACTTAGTTAATAGGTCTAAGTTGCGTCGGCGCTCAGTTTCAGACATGTGTGGTAACGCCTGCTCGAGTAGGCTCAGATCTTTAGCGCTAATCATCGTCTTCCTCTTCGAGAATCTCGTGTTCTCCCTCAATGACCTTGCCTTTTAGCTCTTCAATTGTTTTTAATAGCTCTTCTTCTAGCTCTTTACCAGATTTTGTTACGTGAGTAATCTCTGTTTTCTTCTTAAATGCATCAACGCCGTCAATTTCACCAATTAAGCGTAGGGCTGATAGCTTATCTTTGACAGAGTCGGCTGCTTCGTGCGCTCGAACAGCATTATTAATTATATAATTTTTGTATTCTGCAAGTTCTTCGACTAGGACACAGTTAGTTTGAGCAACTAAGCCTGCTAAAAACGCCATGGTTTCATTAGGATAGGTGCCAAATTCAGGTTTGAGCTTTTTGTTTGTCATGACTTCGCGTGCAAGGACGCCCGCTTGTTCTTGGTGTTCCCGACTGGGGGAAATATCGTCATTATTTAAGTCAGCGATTGTTTTAATTGTGTTGCTTCGGACTTCTATTTCTTTCTCTAACGTTGTCTCGGGGACAGCTTCTTTTTGAGACCTAGGAATAGGCACGTCTTCTTCGATAGCAGGCATGATAACCGCAGCCTCAAATAAGTCAGACTCTTCGCTTGGCGATAATTTAGGTATTTTTAGTTTGCTCACGTGTCGCTGATCCACAGTTGATTAAAATTTATGCAGCTTTTGCGACAAAGTATAACCGAATCTTATTTAAGAAACAAGGTTTATGCAGTGTATTGCCAGAAGACTAGCGATAATTAAGAGTTCAAATAAATTCATAGGCGTATTTTAATTAGTTTTTTAAGGCCCTGTGGTAGTGATAATCATTCTCATTTGTTTTTACAAGAAAGTTTCAAATTTTTTTGCGAAATATTTTTTTCAAATGGCTTTTCTTTTGATACCGGGGGTACTTTACATATAAGGGGGGTGGGGGGTCAAACTTCGAGTTTTGTTCTGGTCATTTATACAAATTAATATGTATATATAAATTATTTCCTTATTACAAAATTTTTGGGGGTGCCACTGGGGTGGGGTTCGATCCAGATCCAGATCCAGATCTAGATCCGATCGGATCTGGGGGATCGCGACGCTCCAAACCCCGCGTGTAGCAAGGGATTCGGAGGTATTGACATATATGTAAAGTTACTCCATAGTTAAAGCGTAATACATTTTTAACAACACGGAGATAGACATGGAAACAATTACAAAAAGAAAAGTACTACAAGGATTACCTAACGGAGCAGATGCTCTAATGATATTCCGAGGTCAAGAGGTCGGCGTGGTATTGGCAACTTGGAAGGAAGAGTATGTAACCTGGATCTTCTACGATGATAATCTAGCTACTACTACGCATGGTAACTACCACTTGTGGAGAAACATTTCGGAACCCGAAGCCTTTGAAAATGCAAAGGCTGACTTTCTTAAACGCGTAACAAGATACATCTAATCGAGGACTGGGGGCGCAAGCCCCCTTTAAACATTATGAATGACTACACTACAACCAAGATCAAGCGCCGTTACATTGTAACCATTGAACTCGATGTGGCAACCGAGGAATTGGATGACTATGTTGAATCGCGAATTGATGAAACGATTGAGAATGAGATCTTATATTTTAATGAGGATCTTGCAAGAGGATCAATCGGTGACGTATTAAGAGAATACGATATTAATAACTTTGAGATCGACATTGATGCATCGAACGCCGATCATTACTTAAAAACTTTGGAGGAAAAATAATGGATAACGATAAACCAAAGCTTTGTGATATTTGCGGTAACCCTTTCACTGAATGGGGAAATAATCCTTGGCCTATCTTGAATCATGACACTGCAGTGTGTTGCGATTCTTGTAACACCAAGTTTGTGATCCCTGCTCGAATCATTAACTCACAACCAGAGGGGAAATAATCATGGATAATTTTACAGCAGTTTCAATTTGCGAGGGAATACAAGACGCATCCGAGGAAGAGACCTTGGATGCGTGGCAGTATCTCGTGAATACAGGCCTTGCATGGCAATTGCAAGGGTCATTCGGTCGCATGGCTGTTAACTTAATCGATGCGGGACTTATACATCCTGCATCATATGAGGGGAATAACAATGAAAACAATTAACAATCCAGTAAACTCAGATAGACCCTTACCCAAGATACTCGAAGGGATTCAACTCGGGGATCGACCCGAAGTAATTGATAACAGATTTTGTGGAGATTCGGCCGAGCTTCCTCCCGACGCAGTCGCAGTGTACGACGTTATTGTAGGCGCGGAGATACTCGAGGATTATCCGAGAATGCGAGCAGGACTCGATTGGTTTAGGAAATACTTTCCTGCAGAATATATGGTTTTATTAGATTAACTAAGGGGGAGCGGCAGCAATGCCGCTTTTTTATTCTAGGTAACAGGTATCAAAAGA